CTGTAGATGAAATGTGTGCTACTATTCATTACCAAATGCAAAAGTATTCTAAGTTGACTGTGGATGCAGATGGTAATCAGAAAAGAGAGTACACTAATATGCTTGTTGCAATAGATCACTCAGCTTTATTTAAAAATGGTAAGGGACAAAGAGATAAATTTGAAATGTTAGGAGCTTTAGGTGAAGCACTCACCATGTTAAAGAAAAAGTATCCGGTAGCTTTTGTAGTCCTTAGCCAGTTAAATAGAAACATAGATGATCCAAAGAGAGCAGTGGATGGTGATTATGGTAATTATGTATTGGACTCAGATATTTATGGGTCAGATGCATTATTACAACATGCAGACGTTGTGCTGGGTATAAACAAACCTTCTCTGAGAAAAATAAGACAGTATGGACCAGACAGATATATCATAAATGATGAGGATATATTAGCTTTTCACTTTTTGAAATCTAGAAATGGTACCACAAGGATAAGTTTCTTTAAACTTGACAGAGAGGTGATGAGAATAGTAGAGATACCTACTCCAGCATGTGCAACTAAAAAAGTATCAACACAGTAAATTTTAAGTATGAATATAAGAAAAGAAAGAGAAAAAGAGTTCTTTGTAGAACACATGGAGACTTTTAAAAAGCTGGGTCTGTCAGATCCGTTTTTTATAATTAAAACTGCATTCTTCCAGAAAGGTAAATTTGGTAGACAAGTACAGTTATTTGAGTCTGAAATCAGTAAAGGTGAAGATGTCTATATTGAATTTTATGACAATGTAACTGATGATAAAGGTACTGTAACTGATGTAACCCCATTCAATGAGGACAGGCAGTTGTTTAAGTACAAAGCTAATCCATTCTATGCTGAGGAGTATGAAACAAAAGAGGGTACAAACTTTAAAGGTGAGCCTTATGTTCTTTATACTGTTCCTACATCTGAATTGGTAGCAGTTCTTGAAGATGGTACTGAGATAACTTATGCTCTTTATGAAAAGAGAAAGGAAGAGAACAAGAAAGAAGATTCTTTACCTAAGTTACAGAAAAGCTTGTCATTGTTTCCTGATTTTGAAGATGAGTTTGGTTCCGCTAAGGAAATAGAATTAAGCAGTCAGCTTGATAAAGATGTACCATTGTCAGAGATTACTATAAGAGATCTTGCAGCTATCATGTTAATGAAGCCTGTAAGTAATAGACCATGGTTGAATGATCTGATTAAACAAACAAAAAGTGAAATATGAGTATAGTACTTCCTACTAAAAAGGTTAAGGCTGAAAGACAGAATCCAAAAAGAATGATTATTTATTCCAAGCCTAAGACTGGTAAGACAACAGCCTATGCTGGTCTTGATGACAATTTAATCCTAGATTTGGAGAGTGGTTCTGATTATGTTGAAGCTCTGAAGATTAAAGTGAATACTTTGCAAGAGTTGCTAGATGCTGGTAAAGCTATCAAAGCAGCTGGTAATCCTTATAAGTATGTTACTGTAGATACTGTAACTGCATTAGAGGATATGATACAACCTCTTGCAATAAAACTTTACCGTCAGACACCAATGGGTAAAAACTATGATGGAGACAATGTAACTACACTACCAAATGGTGCTGGTTATTTATATATCCGTCAAGCATTCTTCCAAGTTTTAGATTTTATTGATACCTTAGCTCCCCACATTATTTTATCTGGTCATATTAAAGACAAGGTAGTTGATGATAAAGGTGAGATGGTTATGTCTGCTAACATAGACTTAACTGGTAAAATAAAGTCTTTGATTTGTGCTAATGCTGATGCTATTGGGTACATGTACAGAAAAGGAAATAAAACTATTCTGAGCTTTAAGACTAATGAAGAAGTTACTTGTGGTGCAAGACCAGAACATCTCCGTAATGAAGAGATAGTAGTAACTGAGATGAATGAAAAAGGTGAATTGCAGTTTCACTGGGATAAAATTTATGTATAATAACAAATAAAAAATAAAAAACAATGGGATTAAGTACAACTGACTTAGGAACTGGTGGCAGTGGGCTACCTAAAACAATTTCTCCAGGAAATCATGTGTTAAAGATTAACTATGTGGAGCTAGAAGATTTTAAATTCATTGATAATGCAAAACATTTGCTTTTGCATGTGGAAACACAACCTATTGATGGTTTTGAAGGCTTCATGCTTGACAAAGATGATGAAAGCAAAGGTAGATATGCTGGTCAGATTGGTAAAGTTAAAGCTAGCCAATATGCATATGCAGATGGTGTAACTAAAACAGGTATTAAGATTCAGAGAGATAGATCTATCTTGATTTTTCTACAAAGCTTGTGTAAAACTGCAGGAATCAATGAGTGGTTTACTGAACAAGATGGTAAGCATGACACTATTGAAGACTTTGTAGAAGCATTTAATGCTACTGCACCTATCAAAGATAAGTTTCTTGAGTTCTGTATTGCTGGTAGAGAATATGAAGGTAAGACAGGTTATACAAACTATGATATGTGGTTGCCAAAAGGAGAAAATAAAAAGTATGCTTATGGTGAGGTAGAGGAAGGAAAAGTTATTACTTTTGATGAATCCAAACATTTGAAAAAATTAGAGACAAAAGAAGTAAAAAGCTTTGGAGAGGATGATGACTTCACACCTCCATCTAAAACATCTTCTGACTTCAGCCTAGACTAATAAGTTATAGGGGGAGTTAGAAATGGCTTCCCCTTAATTTTTAAACTAGGTAGTATGATTTCAACAAAGAATTTAATTACTGATTTAGAACAAGTCCCCAGAGAATGGGTCTTTGAATATTATCTTAACCTAAAGGAAAAACTAACAGGTCAAGATGTAAAAATGTTATCTGCATTTAATGCCAAGGACAAAGTTCCATCCATGTTTGTTTATTTTGATGTAGCCTCTGGATTCTATAAATTCAAGGACTTTTCATCTGGTTATCAGGGAGATAGCATTGAGTTGGTAAAGTATTTGTTTAACATGTCTACAAGAGGACAAGCTACAAACAAAATACTTCTTGAGTATCAACAGTATCTTAAAGATAACACTACATATACTCCTGAGGCTGCTATGTTTCATGATAAGTATAGAGTAGTAGATTATGAGATGAGACACTGGAATAACTTTGATCAGACTTATTGGATGGGTTTTAAGATTGGGTCTGGAATGCTTGATAGATATAATGTAGTTCCTCTGGCTTTCTTTACTATGAGCAAAACTGAACAAGATGGTAGTATAACTTCACATACATTTAGAAAGTCCCATACTTATGGATATTTTAGAAATGATGGTAGCTTGTATAAGATATATATGCCAAAGAGTACTCAGAAGAAGTTTATCAAGGTAGAAAACTATATTCAGGGCACAGATCAGTTGAGATATGATTGCAAGTATCTTATCATCACATCTTCACTTAAGGATCTTATGGCTTTCAACAAATTAGGTATTAGTAATATTGAGGCTATAGCACCAGACAGTGAGAATACTATGATAGGAGAAAAGGCTATTGGAGAACTAAAACTTAAGTATCATAAAATAGTTGTGTTGTTTGACAATGATGAGCCTGGGATTAAAGCTGCTCAAAGATATTCTGATATGTATGGATTTAGCTATATACTGCTACCAATGGAGAAAGATCTTTCTGACTCAGTTAAAGTACATGGTATAGATAAAGTAAGAGAAGTATTATTTCCATTATTAAAACAAGCATTATGAGTTGGATATATCAAGGTAAAGAGTTTACTAACAGTATGATTCCTGAAGGAGCTGTGGGATTTGTGTATGAGATGGAAGCCATTATTGATGGTAAGTCTGTAAGGTATGTGGGTAAGAAGAATTTTTACTCTACTACAAAGAAGAAGTTTGGTAAAAGAGCTGTTGCTCAGATGACTGATAAAAGAAACAAGAAATATGAGACTGTTTCTAAAGCTAGTTACCAGAACTACTATAGTAGTAATGCAGTTCTTAAAGAAGCTCACAAAGCTGGTATACCAATCAAAAGGTATATGGTCAAGATATGTTTTTCTAAAATGGAACTTACATATTTTGAGACTAAGTATCAATTTTTGAGAGAGGTTCTTGAAAAAGAAGAGTACTTGAATGGAAACATTCTAGGTAGGTTTTATAAAATCAAATAATATGAGTAATGACAGGCACATCTGGGAAGGTTGGACTGTACAAGATTTTATCAATGAGTTGGAAATAACATTTCCGTACCAAAAATTTACTACAAAGGAAGAAGTTAAAAACTGGTGTAAGTCTGAACAGCCTTATTATAAGAAACACATTCCTGAAGTAGCAAAACATTTTATTCAAAAAGCAGGATTATGACAGAATTAGAATTAACAAGCCTCCTATTTAGGTTGGCTGACTATGGTATTACAGGTGTTAAAGTAAAATATGATGGTGGAGGAGACTCAGGTGCCATAGAATGGATAGGTTATACAAAAAAACCTTGTGAAACTCCAGAAGATGTAAATGATAATATAGAAGATTGGGAAAATGATTGGTTATTAGCAAAAATTTCTGCAGATGCCCATAATGCAATTGAAGAATTTGCTCAAGAAAAACTTCTTGATGACATAGAAGACTGGTGGAATAATGAAGGTGGTTGGGGAGAGTTATGTATTTGTGTTCCTTCAGGTAAGTATATTATTAATAATAATATTAGAATTACTGACCATGAGACTCATTTTCATGATGGTAGTATTCTAGATAAAGCAGAAGAAGACTAATGGAAGATTTTGAAAGATGGTTAATAGATGAGTTGGAGACTCAAACATTAACAGATGAACTAAAAGATGAAATACTTGAAAGGGTAAGAGAATTGTATGATGATGCTCAGAGTGAGGGATATAGTGAAGGTACTAATCAGGTTAGAGATGAGCTTATTGAGTTATTAAACAAAATGTAATGGCACATCCTTGGCAACATGCAAAATCATCAGCTAAGAAGTTTGGTGGTTCTCCTGTGGATTACCTAGCAATACATAACTGGTTTGATGAAACTAAGGCCTGGGTAGGTCATAGTATGCACAGAATGTTTAGACATCATAGTGAAGGTATATTTGAATGTGAGCAAAGATTTGGTATGGTGATTACCAACTCTGATGGCAAAGATGTATATGTAAGATATGTTGGTGAGCAGCATGTCAAGGAAGATTGCAATAATTATATCCCTACTGCAAAAGAATGGGTGGATATGATTGAATCTGGTAAACCACATATGTGGGCAATAAAAACTTTAAAAATTGAAGACTAATGGAAGAAGTAAAGGCAATTAAACTAGAAAATGAAAAAATTAAAGTGGTTTTTACAAATGAAGCTGATTCAAATGAATCAGACTTAGTAATGACACTTACTATAACTAGAGATGGAGAAAAGAAAATAACCTCAGTAAGTATAGATCCTTCTGTACTTAGTAGAGAAGCATCATTTATGGGTGAAATGTATATGAAAACTGTTGATGTTTTGTTTGCTGTGAAAAAAATATTTGATGCAGGTGAGACATATGAGGGATTACATGTATTAACTAGAGCAGAGTATAAAGAGTATGTAACAAAAGTTTTAGGTTATAAAATTGAAGACTGATGGCAAAGATGATTTTTGACAAAGAAGAAACAAGGAACTTAATGATGATGTTGCAATCTGAGGATGCAGATAATCATCTTATAGCATTTGAATCCTTGAAGAATGTTGATTATAATAAGTATATAGGAGAATTATTAGTGCTTTATAAGTATGGTGGACACAGTTTAAACAATTGGCAAGTTAACTGTAAAAAAGTAACTGATAAACTTGATAAGATTTTAGATCAAGCTGTACTAAGCAGTCCTAGAACATTAAGTTTGATTACAAAACACAGAGGTTCTAAAGCTTCGGTTGAGCTATTTATGGAATTCTTTATTAGGGATATGTCAAGGATGTTAGAGTCTATTGGCTATCCTACTGACAAATTTGAAATAGATATTAAATTTAAAGATGATGGACAGACAACAGAGTCTTAGTAAAATTGCAAAAGAGTTAATGCTGAAAGAGCCCTTCTACGGGTTCTTTCTTATTGCTCTAAACAAAGTCTGGGATGCTAAAAGAGTTCCTACAGCAGGTGTTAGTAAGAATAATATTAATTATCAACTTGCTATTAATCCTGAGTTCTGGGAATCTCTTAGTGATAACCACAGACTTGGTTTACTTAAACATGAATTGCTACATATTGCATTTGGACATCTTACTACTTTCTTTAAGTTTAGTGATAAGAAACTTGCTAATGTAGCAATGGACATGGAAATCAATCAGTATATATCTAAAGACTGGCTACCGGAAGGTGGTATTGATATAGATAATTATGCTGACTTAAATCTTGATAGGAAAGCTGGTTGTAGATATTACTATGACAAGCTGAAACAACTACAGGATGAGAAAAATCAGAAGGGTACTTGTGGTAATGAACCTATGGACAAGTTACTAGATGCTATGGCAAATGGTGAACTTGATGAACATGCTACCTGGGAGGAGTTTGAAGACATGACTGAGGCAGAACAGAAGTTAATTGATAAACAATTACAAAAGGTTCTTGGTGATGCTAAAGAACAAACTCTTAAGAAGAAAGGTAATGTTCCTGGAGAAATTGAAGGAGTAATTATTATTGAAGAAGTTGTAAAGCCTAAGTTTAATTGGAGAGGTTATATCAGAAGATTTACAGGAGTAAGTACTAAGGTATTTACTAAGAAAATCAGGAGGAAAGAGAACCGCAGATTTGATGCTAATCCTGGTCTGAAGGTAAAAATGAGACAGCATATGTTGTTAGCTATTGATACTTCAGGTTCAGTAAGTGATTCTGAGTTGCAGGAGTTTATGAGTGAAATCTACCATATTTACAAATGTGGTGTTGATATTACTGTAGTACAGTGTGATACTGTTATTAGATCTATTGAACCTTACAAAGGTAAGTTTGAAATGGCTGTGCAAGGTAGAGGTGGAACTGAGTTTGACCCTGTCCTAGAATATTTTAATGCCAACACTAAAAAATATACAAGCCTGGTGTATTTTACTGACGGTGAATGTGGTTATTCTGTAAAACCTAGAGGTAATACTCTATGGGTTTTGTCAGAAAGGTCTTATATGAATACAGAGTTACCAGGTAAAGTTATTAAATTAGAATTATAAAAATTAAAGATTATGAATCAAGTGCAATTGAATGTAAATGAGTTAAAGGATTTTATTAAACATATGGTTAAGAATAACCAACATATCCAAGCTGAAGGTAAAGTTCCTGTGGCAGTGAATATTGAGGGTGATGCTGGTTTGGGTAAAACTTCTGCAATCATGCAGTTGGGTAAAGAATTGCAAATGGAAGTTGTAAAGCTGAATTTATCTCAGCTAGAAGAATTGGGTGACTTGGTTGGTTTTCCTGTAAAAGAATTTCAAATTGCAAATGCTGAAGGTCAGACAAGATGGATTAATGAGTCTCAGATATCTGCAGCAAGTGCTAAAGGTTATAAAGTTGTAGGTAAGAGAATGTCACATGCTGCTCCTGAATGGATTCAGGGTAAAGGAGAGGGTGGTTTCTTGATTCTTGATGATTATACCAGAGCTGATGCAAGATTCATGCAAGCAACTATGGAGATATTAGACAGACAAGAATATGTATCTTGGAAGCTACCAAAGAACTGGCATGTAATCTTGACTACTAATCCAGACAATGGTGATTATAATGTTACTTCTCTTGACGTAGCTCAGAAGACTAGATTTATCTCTGTTGAGTTAAAATATGATTCTGATGTATGGGCTAAGTGGGCAGAGAAAGCAAACATAGATGGTAGATGTATTAACTTCATGTTGATGCACCCGGAATTGGTAACTCAAAGAGTTAATCCAAGAGCTATTACTACTTTCTTTAATGCTATTAGTTCTATTGAGAAGTTTGAAGCAGACCTGCCTCTAATCCAAATGATTGGTGAAGGTTCTGTTGGTGTAGACTTTAGTTCAATGTTTACTATGTTTATTAATAATAAGCTAGATAGAATTATTTCTCCAGTAGACATCCTGACTAAAGATGAGCAGTATGTAATGAATAGCTTAACCAATGCTGTTGGTAAGGATGATGATTTCCGGGCTGACATCTCTAGTGTTATTGCTACCAGGGTGATTAACTATTCTCTTACTTTAGCTGACAAAGGTTCAGTAGGTAAACCAATCATTGACAGGATAGCTAAACTTACTACTGACTGTGAAGCATTTACTGATGACCTTAGATACTATATGGTCAAAGAGATTGTTAACGGTAATAAAGTTAAGTTCTCTCAGCTCATGATGAATCAGGACGTGGTGAAGATGGCTGTCAAGTAAAGCAAACATCAAGCAGTTCCCCACCAAAAGGAACTTAAAATTTAATTAAAACAAACATAGGGGGAGATAAAACTCCCCTTATTAAACTTAAAAGAATGAAAACATACTTACATATTTATGAAGCAGATGCAATGTCCAATGAGCTAATTATAAAGGTAGAACCTTTATATTGTGCTGATAGTAGTACAAACATAATAACTGCAACTGATAAAGATTATACCCCTTCAAAAGGAGATAAACTTTATTTTCTACCGGGAGTAAACATCCCAAGAGTAAAACTAAAAGACTTGTCTTTGCAACATGGTATTAAAACTGTCAGAAATATAAATGATGCTACACATGTATTTGTTGGTAAGAACACTAAAGATAAGATTACAAGTGGAGCTTGGTATTATTCTATACAAACTTCAGCTGTTAGAGCTATTCTTCTAGACCCTGAACTAGTTATGGATGACTATTATAAAGAAAATCTTACACAAGCTTTAGAGTTTTATACTGAAGATGTAGTTATTATAGATTATTCTGCAGCTGGTCAACTTAGAAATTCAGAATTAGCATTTGTAAAAAGATACACTTATAATAGTATTTCTAGACACTCTAGTGTATATTATTCAGTAGACAGTGATCACACAGATTTATTTCCAGATATCTTAACCCTAGATATTTATGATGAGAGTAAGTTAATTAAACACATTAATGGTGAAGATGCTGCTACTATAGATGCAACTATGTTCAATCAGATTTCTGATATGTTTAAGAGCTCAGATGGAGACAATCATGTACTTGCAATGGAGATTATGGCTAATTGTAATTATATAGATAGCTTATTGTATCTAGAGATGTTATTCAAGGATCATGCTGGCAAAATGTACAACTGTCATACTAAGAACCATGTGAATTTCAAGTCTTTACTTAGTTATCTAGGTAAAAGTAAAAGCAACATGGATACCAGTGTGGATAATATAATGCAGTCTCTTATTAACAAAGATGTCCTTGATACAGATAAAATAGATGTTCTTATGGAGCATTATTCTGATGAACTTGGTAGAAGAGGAGACAGTACATTTTTTAAAGTAAAAAGTATAACTGTCAATGAAGAAACTCTGCAGTTGCTAAATACTAACTATGTTTATGAAGAGCTCCCAGATTTTGTTCCAGAGGATGGTATAGAGATATCTGAATTGCATGGAGACCTTGTAGATCTTAACACTTTGTCTCCAGGGGTGGCGGAGGTTGCTGATGTATGCAATGAGCCTGCACAGGAGGAAGAACTAGCTGATGAAGACATAGAAGATGCATTTACTAATATTGTTAGAAATGAACTCAAGTCAGAGTTAATAGCATTAGAAGAGTCAGATCCTGTTTCCGAATCTGAATTAAATGAAATTTCAGGGACCCCGGCTGAAGAATTAAATACTAATCCAACAGAAGAAAAAAATGACACAAATGACTTTGAATGGTTCTGATGAACTAGAGAGATTTTACAAACAGAAGTTTTACTTTAGCTACAGTGGGTTGAATAAGTTACTTTATTCTCCTGCATTATTTTACAATCATTATGTGCTCAACCAAAGAGAAGATAGTAAGGATGCTCACCTTGTAGGAGGGAGCGTCCTGCACTGTTTACTCTTTGAGCCAGAAGCATATGATGATAAGTTTATTAGCATGCCTGGGAAACTGCCCAGTGAAAACCCAAAGAAAATTATTGATAATATTTTTAGGACACATCTTGGATATGGAAATAATTCATTAACTTTGGAAGACTACTCACAAGATATACTCACACAGCTACTCACAGCAAATCTTTATCAGAATCTTAAAACAGATCAGCAAAGACTTGACAAAATTCTTACTGATGACCACAAAGAGTATTTTGAATTCCTTAAACAAAGTCTAGACAAATCAATAGTGGATCAACCTACTTTGGATGGCTGCAAAGCACAGGTAGAGATACTAAAGAGTAATAGTGATGTGAGAACACTATTAGCACTAGATGTTACTAAGGAAGACACACACATTGAGACCTATAATGAGTTGCATATTAGGGTTGACCATGACAAATTACCTTTTGGTTTTCACGGAATTCTTGACAATGTTGTTGTTGACAATGAGGCAAAGATGATATTCATCAATGACCTTAAGACAACTGGCAAGTCAATTCAGGATTTCCCGGAAGCTGTTGAGTACTATAAGTATTGGATGCAAGCTGTTATCTATACTATTCTAGCTTCAGATAAGTTCTTGAAAGACAGACCAGATGCTAGAGACTGGCAAGTTCAAGTAACCTTTATTGTAATTGACAAATACAATTTAGTTTATCCTTTCCAAGTCTCTACAGAAACAATGACCAAGTGGAAGGGTGATTTCAAATCTGTTATACAAATAGCCCAGTGGCATTATACACAGAAGAGATATGACTTACCATTTGATCTTGCAGTTGGTAATATTAAATTGTAGAACTTATGGTTATTAGCACGCTTTATAAGAAGTACTTTCAAAAGTCCAAGATATTTTTATATCCGCTCTTGGACATTAAAAGAGGTACAAGTGTTGTTCCAAAAGAGACTTATGTTTCATGGAGTAATACTTGCACAACTGAGGATATGAAATTGATATGTGTTTATCACACCCGCACTGATGCTGAGTATATTAACTTTGAAAAGAATGTTTTACTAAAGCATTCTAGACTCTGTGACTATGTGAAGGCTGATGCTGTGACAAGTATATTCACATTTGATTTTTCTGATTTAAGTGATGATTGGGACCATTTTATAAATGGTAGGTATAGCAAAATGGATATAAAAATAAAGCGTAGAATTTTAGATTTCTTTGACAGCAACAGTGGTAATTACTATTATGTGAATAGTTATTTGTTTCCCATTCCTCATTTTAAACTGTATGCTGAGCTGCTGGATGTGCCGGTTGCTCTTGTAAAATCAGTAGGTGAGCTATGTGATAAACCCAACTTAGATAAGGAAAATCTAGTATTGGAAGTTGCAAACTTGGAAAATATAGAAAAAACAGTAAATTTGTAAAAAATTAAACCAACAAAAAATGAGTGAAAACACAATGATGCTTGTACAATCCACATGGAATGACAAGCAAACTTTCAGAATGATTCCTATTACTGAGTCTTGTCCTTATGTAGAGTGTATCATGGACCCGGATACTAAGGTATTTGTAGTGATTTCTAAGATTAGAAAAGTATCATTACATATGTTACCAAAAGTTGATGATTATGGGCAGCCTGTTACTGGTACAAAAGGTGTGAAACAAGAGAGACACAAGATTGAAGTGTTTCAGGAGTTTTATATAGAAGATGCTACAGCAATAGATGAAGTTATCAAACTATTTGCAGTTAATGCTAAGAAGTTTGATTATAAGAAGTTTATGGCTGAGCAAGCTTAAACAATACCAAAAAACCAGAAAGAGGGTGAGTACCAAACAGCACCCTCTTTTTTTATTTAATTAAACGGGGGAACAGCTTAACTGAACTAAGGTATGAGAACACATTATGTCATGGATTATGAAACATTATCCAATTGTTTTATAGCCTGCTTTGAAGATGTAAAGTCTGAACACAGAGAAGTATTTATCTGTCACAAATCACAAAATGATATACTAGAACTAGTAACATTCCTTGAGAGAAACATAACTCTTGAAGAATGGCATGTTAGCTTTAATGGTCTTGCATTTGACAGTCAGATTACTGAACATATTCTCCGGAATAAAGAGCAGTTACTAGAACAAGATGGTGATACTATTGCTAGATTTATCTATCAAAAAGCACAAGAGACTATTGAAAGAAGTAATAGTGGTGAGTTTGCTTTATTTGGTAATAGAGATTTAAGAATTAGACAAATTGATGTCTTTAAACTTAATCACTGGGATAATCCTGCAAAAAGATCTAGTCTGAAATGGATTCAATATACTATGGATTGG